TCATCTTATTTTTATCTTATCTCTATTTTTTCAATGTATGCTTTATTAACCTCCATGATTTGATATGCTCTATTTACTTTTGCATCTAAATGTGCTATCAACCAAGCATTTTCGGTATCAACTATTTCCTTGTAATATGTTTTCCATTTATTCAACATTGTGTTAAATTTATCTACATATGCTTGTGCCTTGGTTTCATCATGTGTTACAAATATGTTAATCTTTACATGGTCATCCCATACACCTTGCGAATAATAAACTAAATACATGTATTGTTTGTTATTGCTCATTGTTACCTCCTTGTATTTTATTACGCATCCATTTTGCACCAAGTTCCCAATTGGTTTTCTCGTCATAAATTAAACGAGATGTATGTGTTGGTGTTTTTTCTATCTCCTCATCACTTGGTAGTTCGATGGGGGTTAAGTCTTCCAATGAATAAATAACATCCATTTTATTTAGTAAATTTTTTACTTGTTCTTCTGTGTATAGTTTCATAGTTTGTTTACTATTAATCATAAATTTTCTAAATTATAGGTTGAAATATCCTTAACGCAAATAATTTCTTCTCCATTATAAAATCTTTGAAAAATCTCTATGGCTTCTTTTTCATCAATAGCATCAACTATTGAACCATGTTCAACTCCCGTCACGGCATATACGCTACTTTGTTTATTGTTGCTCATTGTTACCTAAATTATTTTTATACATTTCTATAAGTAAGTTATACTCTGTAATCCATTCTACAGGAATTTGCATGTTGGCTTGATAATACCTTTCAATTGCTTCAAAAATTTCTTCTAATCTTCTTAGTAAAAATACACTGTGTGGCATTAGTCCTAATGGTGGTTTTTGTTTATTGTTGCTCATTTGTTAAATGTTTCGTTATATAGTTGATCAATACTAACTGGGTTTTGAACATCTTCATCAAGTACCATCCTTACTGCTTTTTCTGCAAAGTCAACGCATTGTTTTTTCTCCATTGCTTTGGCTTGTTCATACGCTTTTTTCATTAGTTCATATTGCGTATCATTACCTGTTACTAATGTTTGTGAAATTTCAAACATATTTTGGAATAACCACTCAATGCTACTTTGTGTATTGTTGCTCATCTTCTAAATAATGTTGTATTAGTTTATATGTTGGGGTATATTCACCCATTGAATTAACATAGTGGAATCCACCCTCATCTTTTATATCATAATGTTTCAATATCCAAGATGCAAAATCAAGTAGTTGCATTTCTTTATTTGTTTTTTCCATTTCCTCAGGTGTTATCTCATCTAGGAGTTCTTGCAGTATTGGTGAGTTATATTTACGTGCTTTATTATTTTTCATTTTTAGTATTAGGTTTAATTAAAAAAATATACCATAATATTATTAAAACAGTTAGTAATTTCATATTAAAAATATTCTGATATAAATTGTTTGTATTTGGTTTGATGCCATTTTAAATTCCACATAAAATGAACGAACTGAGTCCAAATATACAGTATGGTTAAAACTGGTATTCCAAGTATGTATTTCATATTAAATCATTAAAATTTTCTGCTATAATTTGAGCATATTCTGGGTCTAGATCTTTCTGGTTGTTAATAAATGTGCTTAAGTCTTCAGAAGAAGCATAACTGTAGGTAAAACCGATCATAAATCCATCTATCCAAACTTGTTTGTCGTTTATATTACCGTTACTACTACTATCTTCCCAAACCTGTTCTGCAACTTGTTCTAGTTCTTGTGGTGTCATACTTTTCTTTTGGCTTTGTTTATTGTTAAAAATCCTTTTCTATCTCCTCTCTCTATACGTCTTACTTTATTTATGTAATCTTGTTCACTCTGTGCTAATATAATCCAAAACCCATCATAAATTCTTTTGATATGTGTATACCCGTATTCACTTAAGTCAAAATCATCTATAGTAAGGTTGTAGTTCGGATAATCAACCTCTGGGGTATTATACATTGCTTTATAATAATCTTTAGCATCATCAAATTCAAATTTACTTTTTGTTCTTCCATTATGGTTAATTGTTAAATCACTAGTTGGTGATTCTGTTCTTGATGCTCCTTTATTTGGAATGAAGGTTTTCTTAATTTGCTCTACCTTTTCATCAACTTTCCACTGTGGTGAGTTTCCATTTGTTGCTTCAACACTATCAGTATATTGAAATATTGCCCACTGCATTTTAAGCCAGTTAATTATTTTTTTCATTTTGATTTGGAGTGCTGAATATTGTTATTTTATTAAACTTTAAACCTCCCCAATATCGTATAATTACTGCTCTGTTCTTAAAACAAAACTCCACGCTAGGGAATTTATTTTTTAAATTAAATAGTATTTTCATTTATCTTTTGTGTTAAAAGGTTGACTTCTAATTTGTTCTTCAAGTTGCATCATTTCTAGAAAAAATTGTCTTTGATCTGAATACATTCTACCTAATTCAAATCCGTACACAACATCATCCTTTTCACCACTACATAAGTCTTTAATTAATTCAGCATTGTGTTCAAACATTCTCTTAAAATGCTCAATTTGTTCTAGTTGTTCTTGTGTGATTATATATCCTTTCATTTTTCTTTTGTGTTAAATGTTTCTTTTTCAAATTCATGTCTAAACCTATCTACTAAATTTCCAGCAGTTAGTTTTAATACATCAATTGATAGGCTAGTATCTTCAACCATTTCTTGAGTTACCATAACTTGTGACTTTTGAAGTGTGTTCATTTCAGGATCTAGTTTTTCTAGTGTAAATTTGTAATACATTACTTTTCCTTTGGTTTATATGCTATTGCGTCTTTAAAATAATAACCTGAACTTAATTTACCACCTAATTCCCAATTCAAATCTGCTTCCCAATAGTAAACTTTAGTTTTTTGATTGATACCTGTAATTGTAACATATTCAAGTCCATGTTCTTCCTTATGCCAATCAAGTGCCTCTAATTTGTCTCCAAATGTGAATTTCATTTCCTCATTGTGAATTAACTTTTGTTGTTCATCATGGTAGTATTGTTCTACACTTACTTCTTTTGGTAGTTGATTTAATAGGTCTTCAATTTTTGGTTTCATAACTTTTATTCTTCTAATTTAAATTCATAAATGTATGTTGTGTCGCATTTACCATCAACACATTCAATACGGATGCTTGGTTTGATTGGTTGTTTTGATGTACGTGTAGCTTCCATACCTAATAACATTCCTAGTATCAGACTAGCACCCATTGATGTTAGTAGTCCCGCTACTATTAAATGGTCATCTTCTTTAGCTGCACCAACAACAACCATTCCTATTCCTATAATAACTAATAATGTAAATATAATGTATAATGTCATAATCTTTTAATTTCTCGTTTAACTTCCTCTAGGTATTCTATAACTGTCCAAGGCATTCCCTTATCATCAAGCACTACTTTGTGTAATTCATGAGCTGCTATCCAAGCTGCTTGTTTAACAATATGTAATGATGTTTTTTCATCAATATCTTCATTAAAGTAAGCATACTTAATTTTATCAACTAGATTTGCTGCGTGTTCTTTTGGTGTCATTAGTTTTTTAATTTATCGTTTATAGCACCTAAATACAATATTATTACTATTAATAAAAATATTACCATATTAATCCTCTATTTGAGCATCCCAATCCACTAATACAAATTTTAAATCCAAAGCATCAACTTTAGTTTTATCTTCATTGCACCAAGCCTGTGCCTGGAATCCACCAGTGGCACAAATAACACTTTGTTCCCAATGTGTGTCTCTGTAATCATTTAATCTAGCATCAGCAGCTTCTGTAAGCAATCGACGTGCTGTTTTTTTAAGCATGTCTATAGTAACATACTCACCAGCCCATTTCCACCTTAAAAAGTCCATTGTTCTTTGTACTTTGTCAAAATCAAATGCATCAAAAATATCGTCAATCATTTTATTGACAGGATCAAAAGTATATGTTACATCTGTTGGATGCATTGGGTTCATTTTGTTAAGCAAGAACTGTAATTGCTTTAACTCTGTTGTAGTTAAATTGTTAATCTCCATGATTTATTTATTTTTCTAATTCTTTAATTGATTTTTTTAATCTTTCAATATCACCTTTTGATTTAATATTTTGCTTTTTCTTCTCCATTATTTCTTCTAGTTGTTCTTCTAACCGTTGAATACTTCCTCGAATGATTTGTGCTTCTGGATCTGCCTGTTTAATAAAGTAAATAAGTTCTTCTTGCTTACCTCTAGAGTAATACCCGTGTTCAATGTCATCAGCTAAATCTTGTAAATACCTAGGTGCATTTATTGAAATACGTAAGTCGTACCCTTGCCATTTAGTTTTGTAATCTACAAATGAAATACCTTTAGTTAACTTACTTGATAAATTATGTAAAGTCCAATTACGAACTCTTACAATAGATTTGTCATCACCAAATACATGTAAGAATCTTAAAAACCATCTTGGACACCATTTAGGTTTTGCTTCATAATCCATTGCTAACACTAAAGCAACCATAGCTTGATCATAGTATTTGTAATCTGGTACGCTACCTAAATAACCATATGTTTCAGAAAAATCTTTAGGAAAGAAAATATATCTGAGATCATCTAAGGTAATATCACGGGTATAAATCATGCCTTTATTTCTGCCTTTCCAAAATAGAAAAGTATATTTTAAGTTAGTTAAGCGTTGTTTGAATGTTGGTGGGGTATAAAACTTATTCTTCTTCATTTTTCTTTTCATTTATTTTACAAATCATTTTTTCAGCAAGAGCATAAACATCAAAAAAATCTCTCCTTTCTTCTTCATCCAAGTTCAATACTCTTGGACCAATAGTTGTTAAGTCACAACATGCTTCATCTTTATCATATTCTAAAACAGCAATAACATAACAAAATTCTTTATTTTCAAAACATGAACCATGAACAGTATGTCCAGTACGAGATAAAGCAAAATCTATTAAACCATCCCCAAATGTTGTTTTTACATAACCTTCCATAATCATTTTTTCTTCGGTTCCATAATAAGCATTTGGATAATATTTTACAATCTCATTACGACCTTGGGAGGTACGTGCTTCAATGTTGTTGATTCTAACTCTCATAGATTATCTTCCGTAAAAAATATTATACATTTTATCCCAAAGGTTATTTTTCATCTTAGTAACCCTGATGTAAAATTTACGTCTAACGCAAGTGAATTCATAGAGTTTAGGTCTCTCTTTTAATGAACGAAGGAACGACTTGACACCCTTATAGAACCCCTGTCTATTCTCATTAAACAAGGTAAGGAATAACTGCCTCTGTTGATGATTTTCAAAAGACCATTTACCGGCATTAAAACGAGCAATTAAGTCTTGATTACCTCCTTCAGGTTTACTAAAGATTTCAAATTTTGAAACTGTACCGCAGAAAATTAAATTTTCAGTATCGGTTAGTGAATAAGTAAATATGTGATTCATAACTTTTATTTAGCTAAATATACGAACTAATTTTTTAGAAAACAACTACCAGTATCTTTTTCCATCACCTTCTTTGCGATATCTGTTTTTGATCTCCTCAATTTTAGATCTTTTACCCCAAGCTGAAAGGTGTTTATCTGATTCGATACTTTGTATTTCTTTCTCCATGGGTGTGAGTTCTGGTTCTTGTGGTCCGGTATATACTTCGTAAGGTTCAGCAGGTTGCTGCTCTTCATCTTGGATTTCCCAGTCTGTTTGCTTGGGTTGTTGTTTTAAAGTTTCTTTATACTCTTCAACAGCTTGTTTTAAATCCTCATTAGGTTCTTCATCTAAGTCATCTAGGCCGTCTGCTATAGTTGTATCCCAATCTTCAAGCCAGTCCTTTTCTGGGATATCTATTTCCTCATCTTCTGGAAGTTCTTTATGCTTGAAAGCAAAGTTGGCTGCAATGACTAAAGCAATTGCTAGAGGATCAAATACAAAAATAATAATCAATAAGAACCAGTTGATAATCTTATCCATTGGATACCCAGTTAGTCCGGAAAGGTATTTTAAAGGTCCTAATTCAGAACTTGCAGTTGCATTGGTCTTAACTTGTAAAATTTTATTCTCTAAATTAAAAATAGAATCATTCACAATATCAAGTTTACCTGAAAGTTTATCGTCTGCTTGAGCTGCTCGTTCAATCTCTTTGTAGCTTGCTTTATTAGATCTCACTACTAGGTTTCCTTGCCGGTCGGTAAACTGAGTGGTAGATGCTTTAGATAAAGTACCTCGTAGCTCAGATAAGCCTTGCTTTTCTTTTAAAAGACTTTCCCGAGTCTGTTCAAAAAGCTTCTTTTTAGTTTCTAAGGCTGTTATCTGCTGAGTTGTAATTTGATCCTGGTTTGCAGTCTCTTGGTAAGCAGCTGATAGAAACCCGTAGATTCCGGCAGAGGTTACCAGGATTAAAATAAAGGCTGCAATGGTTAGATAGGTTCTCAGAACCTTATTCAGACTATCCCAGTATTGGTATAGGAGAGAGGCAATTACTAGCTTAGAAACTTCTAAAGACCCTGCCATGATACCAACAGCAAAAGCTGCTCCGGCAAATAGTTTCATTAGACCTGAAACAGAATAAAAAGCAGCCGAGGCTGAAACTGCCAGGGCTGCTAATGCTATAATGTAAGGAAATACTTTTTTACCCATATTAGCTAAATATAGGCCGATTGCTTCAGAAAAGCAACTTAACTGTCTTTATGCTTGTCAATCTTTTTTAAAATTTGAACTAGTAGCGTATGTTTAATTAGATTAGCAGAAGCTGCATTTTTTAATATACTCATAAACTCAAACACAATAAATGGAACTACTATTGTTTCTGAAAGCCATGATGTTCCGGCAAAGCCTTTCTCTACCATCAATAACCCTGTAAGTAAAATAACCCATGTTGCGGCTGTTTTTATAACTTTTAATGCTTTGTATGTTTTGAAACCCTCTCTCTTGATCCCGGCAATAATGCCAAAAAATCCGTCCATAAATACCAAAGCTACTATAGCTAGGTACTGTTCTACATTATCCATTGCAAGGTTAAAGAAGTAAGTGCAAATAAATGTAATTGCTGTTGTAAAAGTTATAGTCAATGTCAGGCCTGTTTTCATATTTTTAACTTAGCGATTTTAACATTTCAATTAAACCGGGGTGTGGGTATACATCTACCTTATCTGTTCTAACAGAATTATGAGTATAAACACCGGGTTCCCCTTTGAGAGCTCTTGTTGTTAATCCCCAAATATCCTCATTATAAGTTAAAGGAATGTTATATTTTTCTTTCCATAAAACTAATAATTCTTTTGTAGAATCTATTTGTGCTTGAGTGTAGTTATGGTAGTATTTAAAACCTCTGTGTGGTTCTGCTAATTCACAAACTTCTGAAGCGGGCACTTCTTTATTTACATAATTGTAGAACTTACCATTCTTTAATGTAAGCTGACCCCAGTTTGTTAGTTCAATACCGATTGAAATCTTATCTAAGTTTTTATAAGGTAGTCCATGTACACCGAAGTGTTTAGATTTTAAACCTAAATGATAAGCCCAGAATTTAGAACTAAATCCTTGTACCACTTCTCCACTATCATCCACAACTACACAGGTAGCAATAGGAGTTGTATCGGTAATCCACCATTGCCAAACTTGATCAGCATTAGGTGCACCAGCGGTATGATGTAAATAAATTTGTGTTTTTGGAAATACTTCTTCAAAATATTGTCCTTTTGGGAAAGTTATTTGTCTTAACTTCATCGGATATTTAACATTATGTGTTGTGTAACTAAAATTTTCATCGGAAGTCCACCCTCGTATCTTCTTTTTTCTTGTCCATTTTCATAAATAATAATAGTTGGTAGTGAATTAATTTTCACCGCTTGTTTATAAAAAGGATTTTTATCTAAGTCAACCTTAAAGTATTCTACACCGGGGGTTGGTCTCCAAACAAATTCATTGTGTTTATTCCACTCACTATTAAATTGAACAACTACTTTAGGTCCTTTTATTTTATTTGAATAAACATGCAAAGGAATAGATTCACTGGTTGTGGGTTTTGGCTGAGAGTAGGGTATTGTAGCTACTCCTAAAACACTCCCTACTACTAAAAATAAAGGTACTATAAATTTCATTTTGCTTTTATTAACTCTTTCAATTGTAAAATTTCCTGGCGGGTTAACTCATCCTTCATTTGGTATTCTTGCCTAGATGGAGGGTAGGTTTCTTTTGCTGCTGGATCGGAGGGGTCCACTACGTAGATACCTTTTCCGATTTTAGGCAAGGATTTTGCATCTTCAATCTCCCCCATCAACCAGTAATGGTATCCAACAGCGGTTGAAATTAAAGCAGCAATTCCTGCTAAGGTCTTTAAGCTTATTTTGAAGCTTAGGTTTTCATCTAGTTGTTTTTCCATTTTATATCTCAGAAGTGTTGTTTTTCTTTCCTGCAAACTTTTCCACAACAGTTCCAAAAACAGTAGCGATAGTTATGTATTCGACAGCAGACACAGCTTCTGCCTTGTGTGCTTCATCTGATGTGAATAAAAATACAATTAGCGTAATAAATCCAATAGTTCCCAAAACTCTTTTATGGGAGGTACCTTCACTATTGGAAAACATGGTTATAAAAAATTGTTTCATACTTTTCATAAAATTAATTTTATAACCTGAACTGACATGCTTTTTTTGCTTCTTATCTTGGGTGACAAAAGCTAACATTCCTAAAAGTGCTATGATAACTATGATCGCCCCAAGCTTTATTTATTAAAGAGTGTCCTATTCTATTATTAATAAATAGTTACTTTATTGCGAAGGGTGTGGGGATTCTGTATTTTTAGTTACTCCTTTGGTATGTTTAGGATTATAAGGACAATGTCTACACCCATTACCACAGCAATGACCTCTCTTTAAATGAAAAGAGGCGGTAAATACATACCGCCCGTTCTCAATATAATACTCTAACTCTTTAGTATTAACGTACTTCACAGGCTCCACCGGCACAAGCAACTTCTCCTGCTAAATCTGTTAGGTCCTCTAACTCAACGACCTTACTTAAATCAATATCAGCTAACACAGACATCAATCTTTCATAAGTTTCTTTATCACAATCCTCAAAAGGAAGCTGTGGGTAATTAGGATCACTGTACGCAAGTACTGAAAGTCCGTTATAGAATTTTCTATTTTCCCAAAACCATTCACCAACTGATTCCCATTCATGGTCTTTGATAGAAATAGTAGCTGAAACGTTGTGCGTATTATTTCCTTTTCTATGCCCGGGTTTAATCCAATCTTTAGTCACTCTTTTTACTCTTTCTAAAAGATCAAAAGGTGATTCTGTTCTTAGGATTGCACCTTCTGGTGCTTTTTGAGGCACAGTAATGATTGCAGTATCATGAGGACGATTCTCACAATCCTCCACTAGTTCCGGGTGGTAGATTGAAAGATAGGTGTAGATTGCTTCATTCTTTCCTACTCTTATTCTACGAAGGTAGTAGTCATTATGCCAGGCATGAATTCCACTAGAGGTTCCAAGTGTTAGAGAGGTTGTCCCTGCAGGCTTTACAGTCGTAGTCCTAGCCGAGCAGTTAATGCCGATCAGTTTAGCAACCCTTTCATTCTCCTGTTTTACTATTTCTGCAGCCTCAGACATATCGTAGTTTAAAACTGCACCTGATCCGATACCGGTCATTGATACTCCAATCAAAGCTTCTTTCTCAGTAGTGCGTTTCCAAACTTCTCTAAGATAGTGAAAGTCTGTATAGCCGGCTTGTAAAGTTCCAATAAGGGCTGCTGCCTTAACTCTATTGTTATAATCTTCCTGAGATTCAATATCAGAGACATTTACCTCACATAAGTTACAAAATTGGAAAGGGCGCAAAGCAATTTCACAGTTATGCGCTAAGATTCCATTTGCAAAGAAGTTGTGGTTGTTTTCCACTTCAAGATCATATACATCCTGTGTATGCTCCTGTACTGTTATTTTTATTAGTTTTGCCATTTTTTTAGTTTTTTGTTTTATTAATTTTCTTTTTATGTTGTCCGTAACCGGGGGTGTTAGTAAAGTTCCATTTTCGTGAACATTGTCCGTTGCAAAATTCCCGGGTGCTTTTCTGCTTACATGTAAAGGAGTTCTGACACTGTTTACACTCTCTTACAACTGTTGGGTTTTTTTGTTTGGCGAGTTCTAGTTTTTGCAATCTTACTAACTCTCTCCGCTGCTTACCCTCCTCAGTCGACCAGTAAGCTTTTTGCTTTTTAGAGTTCATCTCCCTATATTCTGGTGTTTGTCGCTGCCTTGCTTTTTGTGCAATTAGAGCTTTAGTCTCCAGTGTGTGTTTTTTACCGTACATGGAGTTATGTTCCCCTGCAGTGCTTTTTACGTGTTCGTAGTCGGTGATCGACCTTTTAACCCACTCTTGTATATCTGCTTGCAGGTTGTACTGGTTTACTAGTCTCTGGTACTTCCAAACAACTTCATACTCTACACCTATTTTTAAAAAATATTCTGCAAACTTTTCTTTGTATTCTACTGAGATAGCTTTTGCATCCCATCCTTTAGTCTCAACTATTTTATATAGCTGCCCTGTTTGATTATATAAGAAAAAATCTGGCTTGTAATTCTTACCATTTATACAGTATGTCATACTTTCCACCTTGTACTCTATTTTTTGATGATCTAGGGTTCTTGCATAAATAAACTCAACTTTGCTTCGCAGAAAAACTTTGCTTCCGGTCCAAGTTGTATGGTAACCAATATACCCTCGGCTTTTGTTATTCCCTTTCTTTACTTTTCCTCCGTTTTTATTTTTCATAGTGCTTATACTTTAGTGCTATTTCCTTTATTATAAATAGTCGAAATAGCACTAAAGTTGTTGCAGCTCTTTACTTTTCTTTGTTAAATATTACAAGATCATCTTCGTGTGTTAAGTTCATACATTCAACCCACCCTCTATTTGTTGTATAGAACCTATGATCCGGTGTACAACTAACACGGTAAACCACTCCATCTTCTTCTACTTCAAGTTCAACAACTACACTGTCTTTTCTTGAAAGTATTCCCGCTCTAACAGTTTGAAGCTCTATTTGACGTGTTTCCTCGTTGTAGGTTTGTACTTTATAGGTCTCTCCTTTTTCCAAACCTTCAACAATCTCTAGAATACTCTTTTTGCCATTCTCCAACTCTATTTGAGTGTCGGCAACAAAGCAGCAAGGATTAGTACCCCACTCCAAATTATTAGTAAAATAGATTCCTGGCTCTCCTGCTCCTGATTTTTCAATTCTTTTCCAAATATCTAAGAACTGTTCTTTCTCAGTAGTTGATCTTAAAAGAACTGCTGAGTTATTAGCTCTTCCACGTTGAGGGTTCAATTCCCACCATGCTCCAGACTTAGCAGCAATCATCTCATCATCTTCAGCTGAGAATAAAGAAATCAAAGCAGCTCTTCTAATACCGCCTGCCAATACTGCATCAGCAATGTGACAAACCATATCGTGAACTTCGATAGTTGAAAGTTTTTGACCGTCCTTCTTAGACTCTAACATACCCTGTAGCTTAACTAAACACTCTCTCAAAGGAGCAGGTCCTGGTGCTTTACCACCAGCAGTAATCAATCTTGCACCTTTAGGTCTGATATCTGAGTAATCAAATTCAATAGTAGAAGTTCCGGTAAAGTAGGATTTCATTAATATCTTAACAGCATCTGCCCATCCTTCAATAGAATCGCCGATCAAGAATCTCTTCTTTCTATTAGGGTTAGGTTTTCTAATCTCAGGTAGTTTCTCAATATGATCGAACTGTACTGAGTATCCAACCCCGGTTCCTCCTAAAAGTAAAAACATAACCTCACCAAAAGCTCTAATATCATCGATAGGTAAATATGCACAGTTATAGATACGTGCAGGATTTACTTCAATAGGCTTTCCAGCAAACTGCATAGACCTCATTGAAGGTAGAACCTTCCTGTCGTATACTAGTTGGTAAGCAGATTCAATCTCCTCATGTAATTGAGGATACTTCTTCTGATGCATCTCTTTGTTTCTTGAAACCAACTCTTCCCATGTTTCTCTTCTGTTTAAATGCGGTTGGTATTTCGCATATTTTAAAAACACTGTGATGTCGCTTAGAATTTTTTGACTTATATTCATTTCTGTTTTATTTGTAATGTACTTAATAACTATCTAGTTTTTTTAAAAAATCCCCTGTTTTTTTTAAGAAAAGGATGAAAGTTGGGTGAATTTTTTAGCTAGCTCTCGTCTGTCAAAAGAGTCAACTTGAGAGAAGCTAGTAGTGGTAGTTGGGGTACTATCTTCATATGTAGGTAGATCCTCGGTAAGTTCGATGTGTCCATTGTTAGTATCAATCTTTGCACCGTAAGTCATACCATCCATCCCGTATCTGTTTTTCATAACATGCACTCGGCCGGTCCCATTCACCTTATCCTCTTTTTTTCTTGATAAGGAAAGGCAGAAGTCTGCAACCATAATCTTATCGTAAGATCCGGCAGCTTTATCTCCCTCGATGATATCATCTTTTGCACCCATCCTGTTTACCTGAGAAGGAGATAGAACGGTTACTTTATATTCTTTTGCCAACCCTTTACATGCTACATAAACGTCATCGATTTCATCTTTGCGTTCAGCAAACTTTTTAGACATTGATCTTAAGTAGTCAATGTAATCTATAATTACTAAATCTGGTTTAATATCAGCATCAATACATTTCTGCAAATGTGACTTAATGGTTGAGATAGTAGCTGATTTAGGTGGGTATTCTTTTACTACTAGTTTTCCGGCTAGGTTTGCAACAAGTGCTTCTACTTCAGGCCTGTGGTGTTGAACTTCCTCAATACTATGTCCGGTAAAGTAACAGTCAAATCGCTTACCGACATAATCTTCCCCTAACTCTAAGGTGTAGTATACTACATTGTATCCTAGCTTGACTGCATGTGCGGCCATGGCAACCATCATCCAAGAGTTGTGTGAAAGTATGCCGTTACTGTAGTAACAAAACACATCTGCTACTGAAAGGTCGTACATTACTTTTTCTTTTTTATTAACTATTTGCTCTTCTACCCTGGTTACCCCTTCTTCTGTAAGTATTAAATCATCGGAAGTTAGTTCATCAGCCTTTACCCAATCCCTATTGTCTGTTTTAAATAGATGGTGCCCTGATGTGTTTAACGACTCTCCGTTACTAAAAGTTGTCGTAATGGATGGCTGTCTCTCTGTTGTAAACAGTGTTACGATTGGTTTAAATCCATAGGGTGTTTTTACCTTAAGGTCAAATTCCGTAAGGTATATATTTTCCGGCCGTGGTTCAATTCCTAACTTGAAGAATAAATCCCCGATCTTAATTTTTTCTGTTTTTGTTCGTGTTTGTATTTTCATAACTTATGTATTTTTTAATTTTTTCTATTTCTTGCTGTTTATCTTTTTTCCAATCTGCCTCCCATATAATATACGTACTATATCCCAACTCTGCAAATTTAGCAGTTCGTTTTCTATCTCTGTCATGTATTCTTTGTGCTTTTCCTATAAGGGGTAGAGTGTCCTGCGTAAAGACCCTAGGATTAGCATGCCAAAAATCACCGTAGTATTCTATAATAATATTCTCGTATAACATATCCACGATGTAGTTCTCGATAGTGGTATTGGCCTTCAGACCTGGAAGGTGTTTCTGCAACTCCATATAACAGTTAATTTCCCCTGTTGATCTTAATCCCTCTTTGCCTTTATAGAACTTATTAACCCATTCTCTAGCTCCAAACTCCAGCACTCTTTTCTGCATTGTTTCTGAGATTCTCTGTTTACTCTCTGCTGTGTGTTGCTTCCCTGTAAATTTGCTCGACTGTACGCTATACTTACTTTGTTCAACAGCACGTAGATTCTTTGCTTCTTGTTCCGAATAGCCTCTCTTTTTCCAATATTCTAAAGATCTTTTGGAATTGCTTGCTTGTTTGTCGTTCCACTTTTTCTGCATCTCTTCTTGAGCTTTTCCCTCCCCTATTCCTTTTTCTAAAAACCGTTGCTTTGCTAGACTTTGAAAATTTTTAACCTCTATTTGCGCCTGTTCTAATGAACATCCTTGAAGCATCCAATAATCGATTGTTCTTTTGCTATGGCCGGTCATTGTTTTTGCTTTCGGGTACTGCTTTTTATATTCTGTGGTTCTTAAGTTGTGTTTTTCTCTTAGGTGGCTGTTCAAGGCTTTTTGCTCCCAGTGTCCGCAGATCTGACAAACTAACCCCGGTGGTTTTTCTCTATTCATAAAGTACTTTCTTATAAATAGGCTTGCCACCACCGGGATTTTAACTTTTTCTAATTCTTTTTTAAGTTTGTTAGTAGGTTATAAACCTGCCACCCGTATAGGTGGTGTCCGTCAATGTTAAACTCTTCCCACGGCTGTACCCACATTGTGTAAGGTTCTCCTTGACTATTAACTAACTCTAAACCATATTCCGGGTATTCTATTTCAATTATTGCGTTTTCATCTAGGCATTTACCTCCGCCTGGATTACCGAATACTATACCTAAGTCGCCAGGACCTAAACCGCCTTGTGTTAATTGATTAATCATAGGCCAAGGGGTTGGTATAACAGGTCTGTAATCTTCCCTGTAACGTGTTTCAATATCCTTGTTGTACTCGTGTCCAATGTTTCTATCCTCACCAGCTTTTAATGCATTATCAATCAAACCTCTAATTGAGTCATAATCTCCTACATTTAATAGATCTACTGAGTTTAGTAATGCTGTTTTTAATTGCTGGTTTTTGCAGAAAGCAGTAAACTCTTCTTCTACATACTGTAGTTCATCATCTGAATGTCGGTAAGCTTCTTTAACCTGCTCGATGATAGAAGTTCTAAGTACCTCATTATCTAACCTCTTAACCTCTATCTTAAGGGTATCCATAGAGATGACTGTGTGGTATTTATGCCAGTATCTTAAAATCTCATTTATAATCCATTTATGGGCTGGGTTTTGGAAATGCTCATCTGATAGTATATCGTAGATGTTTTGTAGAAATTCCTTCCTAGTTAATAAAGCCCCGATTGTTTTAATCTGAAAGGCTGGTCCGTAATCACTTAATGCTCTTAATGATGCCATAACTATAACTTATTTTTGTATAACTTGTTGCTGTAAATATATGAACTTTATTTGAATCTTCCAAGTTGAAAGAAACATTCTGTGATCCATTGTTGGATATCCTTAATAAAAAATCCGATCTGATCTAATTCGTAAAGCTCTAAAAATTGCTTCTTGTAGAATCCATTATTCTCAGACTCAATTAACTCTTCAATGTACTTGACCTGTCTATCATCCAGGATTGGATTTTTTAAATCCATCAGCTTATAGTGATTCTCTAAGTTATTCCTCCGGAATAAAATCTGAGGGTACACCTTATGTTCTGATAGATGATCTTCGCAGTGTTGGAAAATATCCTGCAAGGTCATAGGAACGGTCATAATATCTGGGAATAATTTAAGCAGGGTTTTAGGTCCTAAGCCTTTTACTCCCTCAATCTTATCTGATTGATCCCCGAGCATAGTCTTATAGATAATAAAGTTACTTGGGTGAATTAAAAATTCCTTCTTAACATCCTTAGGTCCGTAGAAGACCTTAGTCACCGGACGGTATAAAGTTACCTTATTCGAAACTAGCTGTAGGTAATCCTTATCTGAAGAAACAATAACAACCTCGGAATCAAACCTAGTAGGTAATTCTGCTGCCATGTATGCAATCATATCATCAGCCTCTGCCTTATCAATCATACCTACTTTGATAGGTAAACACTGGAGGTAGTGAATAAATCTAGTAATCTGACTAACCTTAGCATCATTTTCTTCTTCCAGGTCATCAAAAGTATCCCAGTTTGTAATTCTGTTTATCCCTCGGTTTGATTTATACTCCGGTAACAGATTTTTTCTATTTGTAGAAGATCCTACTCCGTCAAAGATTACATACACTCCGGTTGGTTGTACAAGCTGTACTAAAGATCCTAATGATCTAATTGAACCTGCCAGCCCTCCAATATGTGCACCGTCCTTATTAATCATATTGATAGTTGCAAAGTTCCTAAAGAATAAATTCAGTGCATCAATGATTAATACCCGGGAGTGGAAGTTTTCTTCTATGTGAACGGCAGGTGTGTCTTCCTGCTGGTTTATGGAATCAAGCATGGCTTGAAAGTCTTTTCTCATAACATTTAATATATGAAAAAAGCCCCTGCAAGGCAAGGGCTCTTATGTGTTTATTTTTAGTCTTGTTACTTTAAGTATGTTCTCCACATTGCAGTTACTCGATTGGAGATCGACTGTAATGCTTTAGATGCTTCCTGTCCTGTTGCTTCGACTGTTTTTAAGAATGCAAAATCCTCTTCCGTAGTTGGGTTGATAACATCTTTAATTGTAGCTTCAGGATCACTCCTAAGTTCTGTTAGGTAGTGTCTACATAGTTCCATAACGTTTTCTAATCCTTCTGCTATATCGCGGGTGGTGCCTGGTTCTTGATCGTAATAATAGGAAGTATCAGATAGTAGGTAGAGTAGCTCGTCAAGAGCTTCATCGTACTCAGGATTATTACTTGAAGGTACTTTTGCAAAGTCTTTTAAGTTACCCTCAGGTGAAACGTATGCTTCTTCTAACAGTTTAGAATTAGTAGTAACCTTATTCTCTACTAAGTACTTCCTTAAATCAAAATTATCCATTTTTCTTTTAGTTATAAATATGCCCTAAAGATAATAAAAAAGCCCCTGCAAGGCAACTAGATTCTTATTAGTTCCCCTCGTTTTAATTTTCCGTAGAGTCCTGTCATTGATATTCCTAAAGCTTCTGTTGCTTGAGTCTGAGAGGTGTATGTAGTACCTGTTATTGGATCTAATATTGTTTTTCCTTTTAATCGCTTCCCTAGCTTTGCTTTTGCTAGATTCTCTCTATGCTCCTGTGTTCGCAGGTAGTGGTAACTTCCATTTGCTTTCCTAGTCTCAATTCCTTTCTGAATTGCTTCTTGGCTTCTACTGTAATTGCCTTTTTGCTTTCTTGTTGCTGTTCGTTTTTCAAGGGCCTGTTTTGATTTCGGAACTCCTTTGATAGTCTGTATGTATGCTTGCTTGGTTCTTTCATAAACCCTAGCAGATACTTTGTACCGATTATCTTTTGTTGCATTAACTAACGCCCAGAGAGCTTGTTTTAGTTTTTCATTGTGAGGGTATATTGCACATAGTAGTAGGTGGGCAATAAAATGCTCTTTTGCTGTTAATAAGACTAGGTTGGGATGGGTTCGCCACTGGTGATTCTTCCCAGTACCTCCTAACGATCTAGGTTTTATATGATGAATTTCGTAGTAGCATTCTTTGCTTTTTACTCTTTGTTGTGTTTTTGCTTTTGCAATTAGGTTTTCGTAAATTAGTTTGTAATTCATAAAATAAAAAACTCCTGGCTTTCAGGGTCGAGGTCCTTACTCACCAAGAGTTTCTTTAGTGTTCAAATCAGTAAAACGTAGCCTCGACTCTACTATTATAAATAGAGCTAAAAACTGTTTTTTTTTACTATTCTGGTTCGCTCTGAAAGAAATCTGAAGATGTATTTTCGAAGCTCTCTTCAACCACGTCGAAATCACTTCCACCTAAAATGGCAGACCATTCTTTTGAGTGAGCATCTTTATACTGCTTAAGATCTTTTTCAGTATCGTTGATGAAACCGTGGGGGGTCATAATAATCCTACCCCGGGTTGTAATTCCATTAATGTGGTTTTTGTCAATTTGCAAGTTTGTTCTTTTGGCGAATTCCACTTGCTTTCCATTTTTGATTGCTTTAATTTTTGAAGTACCGGCATTCATAACATTTCCGAATGTAACAACGAATGTTGCATCATACCACATCGCAAACCCTCCTTTGTTCATCAGTTTAGGCTGTCCCATAGGTGATTCAGGTTTTTGAGTCCATACTTTATTTACAACCACTAACGTGTTTGTGAATGGATAGGATTCTTTTCTAGACATTACTATCTTCTGATTAACCAGGTTGCCGAACTGTGTAGACATTGCACCTGCATTCCATTCTGCATTGTTTTTATTAGAACGTACTGAAAGTTCACAAGGCACTGAACCGATTGAATCCCATAAGAATAGCAAGTCGTAAGGTAGGCTTCCTTTCTTCTGTTCGTCAATTAGATCTAGAATGAATCCAGCAACATCTTCGATTGTGTTTAAAGTTTCTCTATCTACATAAACAAACTGTCCGACATAATCAACAATCTCACCGGTCTTTTCATCGACTTTTTCTGTTACCTGTAAGCCCATCTGCATGGCATGTTCCCAGTTCCATTTCATTTCCGTAATAATGAATACCGGAAGTACGCCTGCTTTCTGTGCAGATACTGCTGCCTCAAGTAATGCTGTGGTTTTTCCTGTATCGGAATGACCTCTCAGCATTACGATGTGCCCCATTGGTATACCTGGAATAGAGGTTACTTCTTGAAAAGAGGGTGATAAAGGAATCCACTGTTGGTCTTTAAAACGAACGTTACCTGTCAATAATTTCTTCTCTTTAAACTTATCTAAAGAGAATCCTTTCTTAAGTTCGGCAGACACTGCCTCCGTTAATGATGAATTTTTTTTCTTAACCATGCTTTAATTAGAAAGGTAAGTCGTCGTCGTCTGAAAATAAAGATTCAAACTTGTCTGCTTTAGATTCAACCTTTTTACCTTGTGTCTCTAAAGTGAACTTAGTTTCCTGCGGTGCTTTCCATTCAAAGTTTGCAGCAGGTGTAGCTGGTGTAGCAGCTTTAGGAGCAGCAGCTTCGTCATCAAAGTTTGTAGCAGGTTCAGAAGAAATTACTCCTTCCTCTTCCTCAGGTGCAAGCCATTTTTGCAAAACTGATTTCATGTCATCAAAAGACATTCTAGAGAATGCTTTTAAAGGATCTGGTTGATCATCTAAAAGTGCTTTTAACATTGCTTCATCTTCGGCCAAAGGTGATTGTTTGGTTCTTGCTCTAACAGTAGTCTTGTTAAAGTTAGTTCCAGTTACATCAGCACCCACTGTTGTTAGATTTAGATCACGTCCGGCAACGATGTCGGTGTAATCTCCAATGTCCTCATCTTCTACCATAGAAAGTAATTCCATGTAGATCTCTTTACCAAAGCCCCAAAGTTTAACTCCGTCTGCTTCTTCACCCCTAACAATAATAGGAACAAATACACGCATTTTAGGATCTAGCTTTTTGGCCAATCTCCAAGATTCTTTATCTTTAGATTGACGTAGTTGTTTGGCGAACTCCACGATAGGGTCTTTCTCACCCCAGTTTGTTGGTGAAATGATTGGATTCTTGTCTATTCCATAATGGAAATAGAGCTCAGAAAAAGGATTTGATTTATTGTACTTAGATGGTACAATACGAATAGTCTGCTTGCCCACGGCAGGTTTCCAGAAGGCATTCTTACGTGCCTCACCGGAAGGACGGCTTTGCTGAGTTTGTAGAGCGTTTAGTTTCGCTCTGATTGCATTAATATCCATAACGATGTAAATATATGTAACTTATTATTGAGAGGCAACTTTAATTTCTTATTCTGGCAGGTTGTTAGGTTTTCCTAATATACCATGAATAACTTTTCGGAATGTTTTTTGAAATTCTTTTTGTAAGGTCAGCATAACTGCTTGTTGTAGTTCCGGGTTATCTTTTAGGATTTCCATCTTACCGTTAGAACCATCATGGTACATTGCGCTCATCTTAAAAAACACCATTGGTGAACTGCTACCTCCATCATCTATAATTTGCATCTTTATAGAAGGTACATCATCAAATTCATTATCATCCTCTAATTTGTTAAAATCAACAGATTCTCGACGTAGTCTATTTTCAATTAGGTATTTTTTTAAATCAAAGTTGTCCATGTGTATAAATAGAATTAACTTGCAGGTAAGTTAAAAACCTTGTGTATTTTAGTTTTTAAGAATCGTAACTCCCCTTGCTGGGTTAGTAGGATTGTATTTTTATAATGCTGCCAGTCTATTTTAAACCTAGTATCTACCACTCCTCCGTTAAGGCTTTTAATTAATTCATTCAAAGCATTAATAGTGTATAGAGTGTTTGATTCTTTTTTTCTATGAACCAGGATTGTATTCCCTGGAATGTTTGTAATGTTTGGCTGGTCTACATTGTAGGTACAAACAAATTCATCATGTGCTTTCACATGCAATACAAAAATCTTATCGTATAAGATCGTATACTGAGAGGTTATCTCTTGTATAAAGGAGTCTATTCCTTCTTCTGGCACAAAAGTGCATAGCAACTTATTATTCACGTTTTCAATATCTAGGATGTCTCCATCATAAATATCATAAGGCACTAAGGTTGTTGTAGTCTGTTCCATAACTTATTTTAATTTTTAATTTTCTTTTTTCAAATACGCTTAATATTTCTCTAATTATTTCTTTGTCTTGTTTACTTATATCCAGAAGTACTGCATCGTAGGTGTAGAGTACCACCTTACTCGCCCTCTTATCCAAAAGATAATGAATTTCCTTCAATAAGGCAACATTATTGAAAGTTTCCCAATGCTGAATTATATAATTAAATAACTTTTGAGGGTTCATATTAGGTAATTCAGCCTTACTGAATACCTTTCCTGACTCTATAACTACGTATTTACCTTTGGTTTCAAAAGTCTTCCAGATTTTTTCTATTAACCAGGTTGTTAATTGAAAGAATTCAAAATCTTTATATTGGTCAAAAACATTCCCGTATAGTTGTTTAAAGACTAAGCTTTTAGCTTCTGTTCGATCCATCCCATACTTGCTGGCAAAATCCTCGTAAATATCCCCTGTTGGTGATTCGTACCCAACTATTTGTGCAATTAAAGTAGGATGGTAGGCTGTTAAATCAATTTCCATAAGAAAATCATTCCTAGGAATAAAAACCGATCTACACCCATTATCTTTGTTTAAAGCTGCAAAATTTAAACTATTAAACGTATTAGAAGGACGTCCGGTAGTTGTATTTAGGTTGTATTGTGTAAAAATCCAAGTAGTATAGAGGGATAGAAAGGGTCTCTTTAACTCAAAGTATCTTTCAAAGGCACTATTAACCTTTAGGGCGTTCTTTTCTATAAACCAGAAAACATCACTTAAATCATTGCGGTAGGTGTTAGGTGTGTATTTTTCTATAACCGGTTTATAAGCCTGGTACACCTCTTGACAATATTCCAAGTGCTTGACTAACGGTATAATGTTGTTTAAGTCAATATCATCGTAAAATTTCTGAGTATAGTAGTTAATTGTATGGTTATTCTTTTTAAGATCTACTATCTTAACTAAGTTTAGATCTCTTGTATTTTCACTGTAGCAGAAATGACTAAATGCCTTCCTATCCGGTGTATAGACTGTTTCTACTGTTTTGACCCATTCCTTAACTAAAAGTAAATCCACCGTAAGTGCTTCTGAATGGTAAAAGTTAATTATAAAGTCTTGCTGGTATTTTAGATCATAAACATAAAGAAACAACGGAGCAAAGATGCCTGGGTGTATTTCTGGGTGTCTATAAACCGGGAGCATGAATAGCTCTTGAGAGCATTCCTGAGGGAGTCTTTCAAACTGCTGTTGGGTTTCTACTAGCCAAAACATAACCTTTGCCTAAATATACGAAACCTTGCTTAAGATACCAACTTACTTGTAAAATTTTAAGTAGTCTTGCCGTAGGTACTTATCAAAGCTAGTCAGTCCTAAATTTTGTATTCTTCTTTTAACTATTGCTTGGTTGGTTTTAAAAACCTGCTGAGGATCTCCGGTTAAGGTCCACGGTAAAGAAAATGCTATATACTGCTCCCAGAAGTATTTAGGGTCTTTTTGTGAAATTGCAGTGAACTGAATCTGGTCAAGCTCTAAGTATAATAACTCGTTTGCCTTTTTGCAAAAGTATCTAATATACTCCCCTACCTTGTAATCGTTTTCATCCGGTGTAGGAGTTACTCCGTAAGGTAATATCCGTACATTGTAATATGAATCTGAATACTGTTTTACTTTAAGGTAATCATCTACTAATTTTGGTTGTGAGATTTGAAAGGCTTGTTGGTTTTGTATTAGGTTTGAGCTTTCTCCCGGTGTTAGAGTTTTCACATCTAAATTAAAAGCTATTGAAACTTGCTGGTAGCCGGTTCCTGGTGCTTCAGCATCGCCAAAAGGTATAATTTCTACAGTGTTTGGATCCTGCGGTCCAGTACCAGTGAAGTACTGTCCGGTTGCAATTTGGTAATAAGGCCCAGAGTATGGTTGATTAGAGTTTCTTTCCAAGTAATTCCCTGGGTTAGCAAACAAGCCGGTCTTTACGTAGTGTTTAGGTAGGTATGCCATAATGTTAGAAATTTGTATTAAGTTCTATTACTTTATCATACCACCGGGCATTGGCATTTGGTTTTCCATATTCAGCAGTAGGTACTGCAAAAACAAAACGTCCTTTAACTTGATTGAGTCTATTAATTTCAGAAACAAATAATTTTTTATGGTCTGGGGTTAGACTGCTTAAAGGCAATTTGTTTTGCCATACCGGACGTGGTCGGTTGGTCAATATCTGAATATTAAATAACTGCTTTATACGGAGAACAGCTGTAGCTTCATCATCATCCAAAATACCTTTTAAGCTTTTTAATAAAGGTTCTCGCCGGTCCCCAAAATCATCCTTCAGTTCAAAAATAGATTTTAATTCTTGAACGTAGAATTTATAGTTTTTAATTGAGGTCTGCTCCTGAACGCTTGGACCTTCTAACCCGGGGTTTTGATATACTCTATCGTCACGTACATCTATATAAGCCTGCCCAGGTACTCCGTATACTTCTAAGGTATAAGTCTGCGGTGTTGCTCCGGCGGGATATAAAGTATCTATGATCTGTTTCATAGCCCCTCTCGATCCTCCGGATTTAAGTTGAGGTAAGATACAGCCTTCAGAGTCTGTAGGCTTGTTTCCTACATGTACTAAAACTCCTTGCCTGTACGGCGGATCACTAAGACGTAACACCTCTCCTAATCCGGGATTGTTGGTTGCTTTAGATTTAGTAAACCGGTAAGTACCCGGAGGTATGCAGCTTACTCTGCTTGCATTTCCTTTCCACGGTCTTTCTACTGTATCATAACTGTAAATTACTTTGCCGGCACTGTCTAATAATTGTAATTCACCGCTTGTTTGAACTCCGTTATCTTTCAAACGTTTAAGTCTCAAACGAAGTCCGGAAGAACTTCCCACCGGCCATGCCAGAGTTCCTGTGTTTTGTGTGGTAGCTGTCCCTGTTCCGGTTCCGGTTGTGTTTGTCCCTTGACCGACTCCTGTAAAATCTTGAGCGGCTGTAGTTGTTACTGTCTCCGGTACAACATTGGTATCTATTTTGGTTATCCATTTATTATCAAAAACTTCATGAGTTATACCGGTTATGATAAACTGCAAGGTATTTGGGTAGTTGTATGGAAGGAAATCTTGGTTTATTTTAAACCTCTGGTAAATTTTCATTCCCGATAGTCCGTCGAAGGTTAGATTTAAGTTGATAGGTATAAATCCTAAGGAACCTCCTTTGGTACTTTCAGCTGATATTCCGGAAGCAGCTTCGGTAAATTCAAGCATGTTGTTCATAATAGTACCCATCTCTTCTGTTTTTTGCAAATCCCAAGAGTATGCTACTATTCCTTCCAGGTATGCTTTATACTCTTCCCGGAGATTATTATTTTTCCTTTCTAGTTTTTTAAAATCTTCTTCTGTTTGTTCAGAAGTGCCTTGATTTTGTTTTTTAATAAGTACTCTATCTACCAGTCCTTGGTTCCAGGTAGCAAATGCAGTTGCATCAGCTCCTTTAACTGCACCATTAGCTTGTGCACCTATTGTTACTGTGCTTGCTAGGGCATTAGTAATGCTTGTTCTAATACCAAAATCAGTAACAAAAGTTCCTTTGCTTCCGGGGGTCAATCCGTAGATAGAGAATTCAGCCAATCGTCGTTCTGTGGCCTGTATAGAGGGTATTGGATGCTGGTCTAGAATATAAAGACGGCTTTCCTGCTCATCCACTACAGGTTCTAGAGTATTAATACCACCTAAGCTTTGGCTAATACCATCGCAGATTTTTTGTATAAGGTCGTAAAAATTTACTTTGTTAGATTTATCACGTATTTCGAAAGCTTGCCTTAAGAGAAAAGCAAGGTTAACATATACGTTCATTAAAAATCCAACATCTGGGTAGGTTGCTCGGTCTGTAGCTTTAGGAATAAAGCTACCGGCTTCCGGTATTTCATTAAATACTTTATAAGTGACCGGTGTATCGTTTTCTTGAAGAGTTACCTCTGTTTTAATAATACAGACACTCGGGTTGACCGATATTGTGTAAGGTGTTCTGTAAATAAGATTACTTGCTACGTCTGTGTCTACTTTAAGTAAGGGGACTTTAGCATCTGTATCTACATACAACATACCCTTTTCCCATAAGTAATTTAAAAGTGCCCCAAACCTGATATAATAAGCTTCTTTAGAATCCCCATAAGCTGACCCTATTATCCCAACAGCATCATGGTCGGAGCCGTTAAGGAGTCTTACACTCACCTCGGTGTTAGGCACCGGTATAGATTCGCTATATAAAAGTAAATTTTCTTTGAGCTTCCAGGCTAGGTTACCTATGGCATCTAAGTTACGGAGCAAGTCGATAACCTGTGCATCTGTTGTTGCTTTGTCTAAAGCAGATTGTGTGTTTTCTAAATTCTTTTTTTCCTCTTCTGTTAATACTATTCTATCATCGTCTGCTTGAACATTAGCTTTCAAAGATTCAATAACATCCCCGTAACTAATTACTGAAAGAGTGATATCATAGTAACCGTCCGGAGTGAAAGACCAATCAAAGTTTCTAATCTGGCCAAACACTGCATCATAGTTTCCAGCAGTCTCTTGTCGTTTTTTCTCAATTGCATCAATTAATGCATAGTGATCTCCTTTGTATTTGGATCCTCCATTACCTAAAAAATCACCTGTTACTGTGTTAGATTCTACAAACTGTTGGAAGTTTTCATTATTATCAAAATAAAGACTATGTCCAAATTCAACTAAGACTGAATATCCAAGTCTAAGGTAGAGTAGGTCTATATAATAGAACTGCTCCCTTGAGTAGGCTCTCATTTGAATAGTAGTCTCTCTAACAGATCCTCGGTTGCGGTTCTTAGTTTCTAAAGAAAGTATACCGGGTGCTGGCCTGTAACCTTGTTCAAAACCAAATTTGTCATAAGCTCCTAAACCCCCTAACGGTGCTAGGTTTAAGGACGTTCCTCCAAATAAAGTATAGTATTTTGCAATATCATCAATCCCAGATGGTACATCGAACTTTGCTCTTTCAGATACCAGAATAGAGGATGTTAATTTAATCCAGGCAGATTTAGCATTTTGTTCTAATAAGGTCTGTGTATTTCTTTCCTGTAGAGCTAATTTCTTCTGCCGTACGTTAATTTGATCTATTACGTAGTCTTTAAAACCTTCTCCTATAATATTTCCCATATTATGAGTTTATTTGATTGAATGTATTTACTACATCTACTGGGTTGAAAGGAATTCTAATCTGGGTTCCTGAAGGAGGTGTAAGTGAGTTTTGAGGTAAGTTTCTATTAGCAATTGAAATAACCCACCATAGTGAACTATCTCCGTAGTATTGCTGGGCTAGATTATCAAAACGACCTTCTTCTGAGACGATCACGTAAATGTCGTTTTCATCAAAAGGTATCTCCGGATAGCGAACTGTTTGATAGGCCCGCTTACCGTTATATTTTGTTTCTGGTATATTTTGGTATCTATTCATTAACTGCTATAATTGTTATTGTATCCGTTGTTAAGTGCAATATAGCGTTGATTTCCAAAAGTTGCAACGTTTCCGTCTGCTGCGTAAGTATTTTTTTGTAGTTCTGGGATAAATGTATGTATTGGTGTGAATTGGAATCCAGATACTTTAATCATGTGTGGCAATTCTTTTACTAAATCATCTCCTCTGTTTTCAGGATCTGTAAATCCTTTATCATTTATTCCGATCTCCCAGGTCGATTGGTCTGTAAGTTCATAAGTCAGGCCTTTAACAAACCCGGGCTGTTCGTAAACATAACCTCCGATTGTTAACTGGCATAAAACCCCTCTCATAAATCCATTATTATAATCAGGAGCCAGGCTTGAGGCTAGGTAATTTAGTTTCTTATACATTGGTATAAGCTCTTCCCTAGATTGAGCATATACTGTCCACCCTAAAGAAATGCTTCTATCAAATCCTTGGTATGTCCAAAAATTTTCTCCTCTACCTACATAACGGTGGGGAGTCCATTCTGAACTGTAATTGTCGGTAATACCGTCTAAGAATGCTCTGAAATGAATAAAGGTTTTTCTATTGCTTCCTCCGGAATCAAGAACAGCTATTCTAAACTTAACTAAGTCGTTAACGTCTTTTTCACTATCTTGTGCAACATTAGCTGATTGGTATAAAGGAAGTGCATTTATAGTATCTAAAGCTCCTAAATTTTGACCGGTTACTAAACTAACCTTACCTTTAGTGTAGTCGCTTACATTACCCTTTAGTCCAGGATCTCCTAAATGAACCCGTTGTTCAATATTCTCTTCAGTGTAAGAAGGTGCTAGTACGTCAGCACCGACTGCTTTTGCATCATTTCCCCTATTTCTAAAAGCAGTTCTAAAGTCTTGAATTTGTCCGGCGGTTCTATAACTAGGTGCATCTTTAAGTTCCTGCTGGGTGTAGGTAAAGGATTCTAAGTTATCTAAAATCTCTTCCTGATTTCTGCCTCCTAGTTCTAAATCCTCAGTAGGTCTAGATGTAAAATCAAATTCAATGCTACTATTTTCAATTTGAATTCTAGTAGATGTTAAAGGACCTGATATTGGTTGATATAAAGTCCTGTCTAGTTTATTTTCTTTTGCATACTTTGAGTTTGCATTCTGATCTATACCAGAAGCCCAGGTTCCAGATGGTGCTGTTTTTAAAGTAACTAGCTTGTTGCTTCCAATAACTAAATTATTACGGACCTGCTCAGATTGTTTATCTGCCAGTCCGGCATTATAACTTAATGAAAGGTATCTGCGATAATCAATATCCAGCTGTCTAGGATTAACAAAAGACTTATACTTTAAAGCCGGTATTGGATTTACTATATACTCCGGTACGTTTGAAGGTATTTCAATATCCGGCGGTGCTAGTAAATCGTAAGTTTCGTATAATGGGTTTTTAATTCCATCTTTTCCAAAATACCCATCTAAAGTACTTCCGGCAGTATTAACACCGGTTCTTTGATCATCCGGGATATTAATGTTTGTTAAACCTAATCCTAAAATAGATCCGGGTCCTCCTGGGTATGAATATAAGGTATTATTTAAGGTTTTTTTATTTACAAAATTATCTGTAAATTTTAAAAGTCTGTTATTCTCTAAAGACTTAATGCCAGGGCTAAAAAAATTACCCTCTATTATATCTGAATAGGCGGTTAAACTTCCCGGTGCTCCTGGTATTGGATTTTTACCTTGTTTATTAAAATGAAGACCGGTTGCTGAAACTGCAACCTGTGCTAAAGTATTAGTAGGTAAATAAGCTCCCTCATTTAAACCTTTGGGACTGGTTTGAGTTTGTACTCCCTGTCTTGAAAGTACATTTTGCTTAATAGTAAAAAAAGGACCCTGGAATGTATTACCGGTTAATAGTAGCTTGGTTAACCTAGAAACATCATCAGCTGTTCTGCTGATAGCCAGAGTACCTCCTCTAGTTAGTACATCCAACCCTCCGGTATTTCCGACCGCACTGAAGCTGTCAGGTATAGGTTTTTGAACAAACGGTTGATTGCTTGATCCTCCACCTATCCTGTCCTTGCCGTATTTTAACGACTTAAGGTCAGTTTGCAGGTCGATTAATGCCATTATTCAGGTAGGTTATCTAAATAAGGAAATTTGCCGATAATAGTTGGTGTTTTACCATCCCAGTCTAAAGTAGAAGGTTGTGGGTTGCCTGGTAATCTTGGATTTCCATTAATTGAATATTCATTATGAAGCTTTGATTGTTTGGCTACATTCTGAAACTGTGGTGGAGTCTTACCGTCATACTGAGCAAGTACTGAACCTTGTCCTTGAAGTTTATCTAATAGTCCCATGGTCTTTTAATTTATTATAAATATTTGGTTATTGTAGTTTAGAAGTACCGACAGCAAAGGCTGTTCCTGCTGCTGTAGTTCCAATACGTACTGTACCTTCTTTCTGGTTAATTTTGCTGAGTAATCCGGTCATATTTTTCAATTCCTGCATAACAGCATCTCCAGAAAGTCCTCCTTGTCTGGCTGCTGCAGCCGACTGTCCTATACCGGTTCCGGCAACTACTGTATCTCCCCGATCTAAAGAATATGTTCCTTTTGGACCTGATACAATCAAACCTCCATCTGGGGAAATCATACCGTCCTTTATCGATGTAGCACTTGCAGCCAGCATGCTTAAAAGTCCAGCAACTGCTATACCTCCTAAAGCCAGTCCTACAGGCCCTCCTAATGCAGAAGAAGCAAAGATATTACTTATGGCTGTTGCTAAAGCCCGACGTGCTAGTATGGCAGTAACTCCTGCCAGAGCAATGGTTAGAGGTATGCTATCCCTAAGTCCCTGTACTAGGTAACCTATGCCTTGTCCAATTAGGTCAAAACCTGCGATTAACGGGGATAACAAGAAATTAATAGCCGGTAATACGTTGGTGACTAAATCAACCAAGGGTGATACTATTTTTAAGATTGGTTCTGCTAGTCCTACAAATAAATCCTGTAGTTTTGTTATTGCTGCATTAAACCGTTCCTGTACTGTTTGAGTCTGTAGCATATTAGCTAAAGATTCATTTCCTAGTTTATTAGCAATCTCATCTTGAGATAAACCTTGGGCTACTAATTTATTATATTCTTCTTGAAGATTTCCTTCTACAGCTCCTAGTTTTGCTAGAGCCTCTCTCTCCATTAAAGACTTAGCTAGGTCCTCTCTACTCAATCCTACAGCTTTGGCTAAAGCCTCTTGCTGTAAAACATTCATTGCAGCAAAATCAGCTGCAGTACCTACTTGTTTTGCAATCTCCTCTGAGACTGTTGCTAGGTCGTTATTTAAAGCCGCTTGTCTTGCTTTTTCTAGAGTAAGGTCCTTACCTACTAGTAGTTCGGCTTCAAGTTCTGATGTTATTGAATCTTCAAATTGTAGAAGAGAATTGCTTATACTTGCAACCTCTTCTAAAGTTAAACCTAAAGCCTTTGCTTGAACTATTGCCTTAGCTAGGGCATTAGGCTGTGCACCAATAGAAAGTAAAGTTGCTTTAGAAACCTGACTGATGGACTCTAAAATTTCCCTTTCGTTTAATGCTAGGTTATTCTGAAGTGCTAGAGCCTTGGCTTGTCCTAAGAAGTTTTTGGTAACATCCTCAGTATTTTGTCCGGTAACTACACTAATATCAGAAAGAGCTCCTAAAGTTTCTGCTGTTAACCCGACAGTGTCTTTTAACTGCTGGAAGGTTTCTAAGTTCTCTTGACTAATTTGAGCAAAAGTACCGTACCTATTATTAATATCAATAAAAGCATCTCCAAGTCCGGCTGTACTAACATTAAGTAAGTATGCAGTATTTGCTGCTTGAGTTAATTCTGAGGTTATTCCTAGAGCTTGATCATAAGATATTCCAAAGTTCTTAGCAATTTTACCTGCTTGATCATCAACAGCTACTAATGCACTTACTAGTTGCTCTCCTAAAAATACAGGATCTGCTAATCCTTTAACTAAATTTTTGCCTAGTGTAGCAGCTCCTTGACCGGCTATCTTAAATTTCTGACCTAAAGTTGCTGCCATGCTACCGCCGTCGGTTAACTCGTCGGCTAGGTCAATCATAGCATCCTTAGATTCTGTTAAGGCATCATTAACTATACCAAAATCAAAACCTAATTTTTTAAGACCTTCTCCTATACCTCCAACTATACCTCCGGCAAGACCTAAGGACTTATTGTAGTTTTGAGCAATCTTTAGATTCTCTCTTGCTTGTTCTGTATTTTCTTTCTGTAAATCGTAAGCATCAGCCAAAGCAACTACAGTTGCAATATCGTAATCCAGTGCAGCACTAGTGGTGTATAGGTATTGTTCTCTTTCAGTCTGGGTTTTGGCTAAAATTTCACGAATTTGCTCTTGAGTAAAGCCTTGATTGCTTAACTGTTTGTTAATCTCGATTGTGAGTTTTTGCTGGGCTTTTCGAGACTTTACAAATTCTTTCTGTGCTTCTGTTGTTGATTTTAAACCACGGCTAACATCCTGAAAGTTTCCTAAAACCTCTTTAGAGCTAGCAGCAACATTCTTTAAAGCAGTCTGTAAGGCTTTAGCATCTTCAGATGTAAGTGAAGTAAGCCTTGCAATGTCCTGAAAATATTGTACAATATCTCGGGATTCACTGAGTCTTTTTATAATTTCTTCGACTTTTCTATCAATAGCATCTGTCATACCTTATAGGTATAAATAGTTTAATTACTTGTATTGTACCTTACCGGGGTTCAGTTTAAAAGCTTCTGCCTTATTAACATTGCCTTCAGAATCCATTAAGGTAGTCTTGTTAGAATTTTTACCCGAGGAAGCAGCTTTCATCTGCTCATTCTGGCTTTTATAATGTTCAGCAATTTTTGTGTAGGTAAATTTCCTAAGCCATATAGGCATACTATAGACTGAGTGCCAATCATACCCTCCCTGGCCGTGAAACACAATTTCGTGAATCTCGGAAAACAGGAACATCCTTGCCTGACTGCTATTGTCAGGCGTCAGGCCAAAAAAAGGAAAGATTAATCGGTAAATCGATTGACTGTCCGGAAGGCAGTACGTAACTTAGATCAACATCTGGTTGAATCTGACGGATATATTCTCTCAAGGCTCTAGAATCTCTAGCCAGTAATCCATTATCTACAAAATCTCTAATTACTTTCTGATCCCTCTGTCCATTAACCGAGGTAATCATATATTTTAACCTAGTTGAAAGTTCTGGAGATGCATCTTTATTGATTTTTTTATAACCTTGGATCTCCTGGTTGATTTTCATTTCATCACCGTGGGTTAAAAGTTTAAAGGTTATAGTGTTGTCTGTAACCGGAAGCTTGTAAGTAAATTCGTTTATACCCCTAGTTACTAAAGACTCATTAAAAGGCTTATTACCTACTGTAGAAAGGTCTACTGTATGGCTTTCCCCGTTATACAGGAATTTATATTCTGATCCATAACCCAATACTCTGGCTGCTACCATGATTGCATTTTTATCTCCTACTATTAAATCATTATAGTCTATTTTAGAAACTATTAAAGACTGCAGAAGTTTATCAATCACAGTTCCGTTTTGAATGTAAGACTGGTTAGTAAGGATATCCTCCTCCTTAGCAGTCATATACTTCATCTCAAGTTTACCTGATGATAATGGGTTGGATTCTGGGTAGAGTAAGCCTTTAGATGGAAGGTCAACTACCTCTGTTGGCATTTTAAATTCTGACATATACTGGTTTTGTTGTAACTATTCTATTATAAATATATATGAATCAAGTTTTATACATCAACCAGGACGTATTTTCCTCTATATTTCATAACATTGTAAGGAGACCAATCAATCTCATCTGGTTCGATACCGGCCTGTAAAAATGCTCTTTTAATTCCTATAACAAAACTATGTAGCTGTTCCGGTATTTTTTCTAAAGCATCTTCCTGGTCATACACAATATAATCTTCAGCAGCAGAACCAGCTTGCCCTATCATATCTTTTTCTGCATTATCTAGCTCCATAGCATTGGGCATATCTAGGATTGCAAGGTTATCAGAGAGTTTCTCCAAGTTAAAAATAGGAATGATATAAGGTGATGTATGCCCTAAAAGCTTTTGTGTATGCCTTATTTCGTCAGGGTCGGTAGTTACTTTTTTAACCCGGTTTCCTTTTTCTAAAACCATACCCCAATTTCCTTGCCCTACTCGTCTATAACCTTCTTTTTCAAGTTTATAGATTTGAGCTTTAAAGGCCGGGGTTGTGATTATTTCTTTTAAAATATTTAAGAGTTTCATATAAAAAAAAGCCCTCTCTAATAAATAGACCAGCCCTTAAACATCTGCCCTTTCTTATGAACGTAACGGTACTGCAGGGTTACTAATGGTATCCCGACTGCTTTTGATAATTGCGGATAGCTTCCTTCTGTATATTTTCTCCCATCTTGAAATTCTACTGTATAAGGTCCTTTTGCTGCTTGAGCAGAGAGTCCTGTTTTCCCTGTCTGCCCTCTTCTCCGAGCTTCTGCTAATTTCTGGCTACCTGCTTCTGATATAAGTCCGGTACGTCCTTTTTTATAATTTGTATTTTCCCATCCTCTACTTACCCACTCTTGTAACTCTTCTGCCAATACATACTTAATCTCATTAGTTTCTGGATGAACTATTGTTTTTTTACCTGCCCGGGTTTTTCGAATATTCTCTTTATGTGTTGCTGTTTTATCAGCTTTCCATAGCTTCTGCAGTATTCTCCTAGCTTCTCCAAACTGCTCCTCTGTTAACTCACGCCTGCCGTCATAACTCATTCGATGAAAAGCCCACAGCATTTTTTTTCCGTAGGTTGAATGATGTTTAAAATACTCTGCAAGTAGCCTGTGGCATCTGTAATGCTCTTCCGGTGTTAATAACACTGTGCTTGACTGTTTCCCAAAGCTCCTAGGAATTATATGATGTGCTTCGTAATAAGTACTTCCTTTCTCTCTACCTTCGGAAAGAGCTTGTCTAATGATTTGAAAATATTCGTACATAAAAAAACCTCCTATCTTTATTATAAATAGGAGGCTTTTTAAAAAGTAGAAGTTTAAGATTGCATCAAAAGTTAAGTATGCAATAATCCATTCCGATACCTAACTCAATATTCTGAGCTTCAGCATCAGTATCCCAGTTTAGGTCTGCAAATTTGGTAGATTTGATAAACGCTCCTTTTATAATCCATTCAGAAACAATATCACCTACTGGTCCTAGAATATCGATAGTTAAATCTTTTTTGTAGAAATCAGAGTAACCATCACGCCCAGTCACCGATTCGTGGTGAAGACGTACCCACTCCATTACAGCTTGTGCTCCTGAAGGAGTAATGGGATCATACAAGGTCATTGAAATATCAGACCAAGAATTTCTTCCCTTTACCTTGCGGTAAACGTTAATATGATTTAATTTAATTTCATCAGCTGTTACCTCAACCCCACTTACTCCTTTTATGAAGTAAGAAGGAATACCGTCAACATACATGATGAAGCGGTTAACTACCTTTGGTTCAAACGCTGTGAAAAATATCTCATTTGGATTTAATACTGCCATAGTCTTGTTATTTTACTAATAAATAACCGGAGACAACATTTTAAGTTGCTTTTTATAAAAAAAAATATAATTATAAGGGACATTTGAGACTAAAATACTATTTATGGTAAAATTAAAGAAAATTATTTGTAAAACTTGTAAGTCAGAGTTTGAGATTGAAAATTACAAGAAAAGAACCTACTGCAGTAAATCTTGCAAAAACAAGGACCCGGAACTGGTTTCTAAAGCTAACCACAAACGTAAGGAAACTTGGGACAATTTATACGACGGTCATCCTATGAAGTCCCCAGAAATTCAAAAAAAACATGTAGAGTCTATGGTGGAGCATTACGGTGTGTCTCATGCCCTTCAGTCAAATACTCTGCAAGAGCGTGCAAAAAAAACCAGGTTAGAGCGGTACGGTGATCCTAACTTTTCTAATATCGATAAGGCTATGGATACTAAATTGCAAAAGTACGGGTCTTATAACAACCACCAAAAAAGAACTCTATCTACTTTGCAGAGAAGATTTGAAACCTATTCTAATATCCGCTTGTTGGATATTAACGAACATTCTCAGATTAACGGTAATAAGTTTGAAGTTGAGTGCCTAAAATGCGGCCGGGTCTGGAGCTGTACTTTAATGAATAACTACCATCCTCAATGCAAGCAATGTTCTACTAAGTATACTAAAACCTCTAAAGGTCATTCTGAAATTTTATCTTTTCTGTCTGACTACCTCCCTGGTATTGATATTCTTAGCAACTCTAGATTACTTTCTCCAAAGTTTGAATTAGATATTTATATCCCATCTCTTAATCTTGCAATCGAATTCAACGGTTTGTATTTTCATAACGACCAGTTGAAGGATAAAAAATACCACCTTAAAAAAACCCGGTTCTGTCTTTCTCATGGAATTCAGCTGATTCATATTTTTGAACATGAGTGGTTATATAAACGAGAGATTGTAGAATCTATGCTACTTAGTAAAACCAAAAAACTAAAAACTTCCACCTATGCCAGAAAATGTACAGTTGTTGAACTAACTAGCAAAGATAAGAGACGTTTTTTCGATCAAAATCACCTACACGGAGATGTTAGAAGCTCTCTCTGTTTGGGGTTACTCTTTGATGGTACCCTTGTTTGCGCTTTATCTTTAGGTAAGCCCAGATTTTCAGACCGGCATGAATGGGAGATTATTAGGTTTGCTAACCTAAGGTACACTAACGTTGTTGGCGGTTTTTCTAAACTCTTTAAACATTTTATTACTTCTAGGAATCCACAGTCAGTCTTGACCTTCGCTGATCGTTCTTGGAGTTCTGGCCTATTGTATTTAAGCGCCGGTTTTCAATTTCTGGAGTTTACTCCTCCTAATTATTTTTATTTTAAAAACACAACAGTATATCCTAGACAAGTGTTCCAAAAACACAAACTACAAAAGCTACTTGCAACGTACTCCCCTAACCTCTCCGAGTATGAAAATATGTTACAGAACGGCTATCTACGTATTTGGAATTCGGGCAATGTAAAGCTCCAATGGCTCCCTGGTAACAAAAAAGGTGCTGTTTAATGCAGCACCTTCTTTTTGTACGTGTGTATTATCTATTAACCTGGGAATGTTGCTCCTGTTGGTGTAATATTAAAGTCTAAGTAAATGAATTCAGCAGTCTTAGTAGGTTGAATGTAAATTTGACCGATTAATTGATTTCTGTCAATTACGTCTGCGGTGTTATTACTATCATCCATTACTACTTTGAAGGCAAAAAGACCTTGTCTCTGTTGTACAGAAGTTAAGTAAGGGTTAACCTGTGCTAGGAATGAATTTCTAGTTGCAATTGTATTTTGGTCAAACACCAAAGTATCTGCAATCTGAGAAATATATCCTTTCAATTCGATTAACAATCTTCTTACATTTACTCTATCCAAAGCAGAAGCTCTTTTTTGCAAAGTCTTTTGTCCAAATACCACTACTCCTTGATTTGGGAAAGTAGCAATCGGGTTAACATTTGCAATATAAAGAGTATCTCTGTCCCCTTGAGATAATTTTCTCTCGGCTCTAGTTACTGTTGACATTCCACCTCTGTTAAATCCAGCAGGTGCAAACCAAGCCTCAGAAGCGTTATCGTTAAATGCATAAACTGCAGGAATCAAAGTTGAAGCAGGAACCCAAACATTACCTCCTAATTCAGGATCAATTGTCTGTACCCAAGGCCAGTAAGTAGCAGCATATGAAGTATCGTAAGCAGCTGCATTGGTGGTTGTAGTTGAGATTGAAGTTCCGTAAGGAGCTACATCGATTACTGCAATATTGTCACCTCTGTTCTGTGCATTATTAATCACAGTAGTCAAAGCAGAAGGTGCTGAAGTGGTATTCAAACCAGGTACTGAAATAATGTTAAACTGGTATTCGTCAGGATTTGCTAAAAGATTCAACATTGTATCATAATCTGAACCTGTTACTCCTTGAGAATCTGCATTTAAAGTCAAACCTGCACTTTGGTAGAACTTACCTTGTCTTTCTGTGAAAGGAGTTCCTGTAGCGTTTCCAAAAGTTCCAGAAGCTGCTGTTGGTAAAGAACCAGTGTAAGCTGCCTTAGCTGTTCCATTGTTATCAAAGTAATCAGGAGTTAAGTAGTTAACAGCCGATACTCTTACATAAGAAGATGCATTGGTGTAAGAACCAGTAACATCAATATAGTAAGAAGAACCATCTGTTCTAACAACCTGTGTTTGGTCTCCAATTACTCTTGAAATGAAGTTAGAAGCTTTAGGATCTAAAGAAAGATTATTCCAAGTTTCTAATACTGTCTTTGCATTCTGAGTGTCGTTACCTTGTCTAACTAGTAATGAGAAGGTTCCGTTTGCTGTATTAACCCCAGTAACTTCCCATCTAATATTATCAGCAGATCCAGAAGCCAATGTTCCATTAGCACCTGTAGGTCCTGTGCTGTTCATGATAGTACCTTTAGATAAGGTCTCTAACACAAAAGGAGACAATCCGGTAGTAGGTCCACCAGATCCAGTTGGGATTGTAGATGAAGTAGCTGATGTGTAAGTGCCGTTAGTAATTCTAGCTACTAAAAGCGAATCACCTCCTTGTTGGAAGTAATTATAAGCTGCTATGTTTGTGAAGTAAGTGTAATAGTCTGAACCTGATAGCACAGATCCTCCAAATACGTTTTTAAACTGAGAGTAAGAAGTTACCACTGTTGGAACTGTAGGACCTTTTGCTGTAGGGCCTAAGATTGCAGCACCTGCTTGAACAGGTTGTGCGGTTACAAACGAGGTATCGTTCTCTCTTGCTAAAACGCCAGGACTCAATAAAATTTCTGCCATTTTTTATATTATTTAATAAGTAGTCTGTTATAAATAGTAATCAAACAAGCAAAAAAATGCTTATGGAATACTATTAATATCACTAGTAACCTCTGAAGTTATTGTGATTTTTCCTTTGGTAAAGTCTTTTTTTACAGAGACTAGATCTTGATTGATAACATCTGGGATAATATAACCGTGTAGCTTTATGCTGAAATTGGTTTTTATTAATCTTTCCTCTCCCTGGTTCAAGGTTTCATTGTTGGTGAAAGTATCAATCCGGGCATGGAATTTAAACCTAGCAGGATCTCCCCAATATGCATTAGATGCATAATTGATAGACTCGACTATTTTATTCATCTGTTCAATATAGTAAGTCCAGATGATACAATCATACTGCAAGGTTACATAATCAGGTATTACCACTATCTCCCGGGTTTCTACAGGTTTTCTATTATTTAGTATATCGAAGTTACTATAAGCATTTCCCTTTTGGTAACCCTTGGATACTACTGCATAATTAAGAGGATTATTACTGTCTAGTTTATTACCGATGGTGTAATTTTTTTCCATAGAAGCCCGACGGTACATAATGACTGGTGCCATTATCTTGCCGTTTTTGTCTCTAAAGTAACCGTCCTTCTGAACAGAATTCCATCTTTCCGGATTTCCGTAAATTAATGGAATAGAGATCATAGCACCGTTCTGAAAAACTTGTGGTTTGATTACATTCTCAAAATAGTACTTAATAGATTCATCAATATCCTGAATCCCAACATTATAAGGTTTTACTGTATTCCCTCTTTGTGAGAGTTGCTGGGCCCGGTAGGTGTTCATTACTGCCGGGTCTGTTGTGTTTTTAAACTGTGGTAAAGGAATAACCGCACTGTTTGGATTTTGCAATAGAGGGTCCTGGTGATCTACTGAGATCTGCCTTTGGTTTTTAGGTACTGGTTTTCTAATTTGATCACTCATTATCTTTCTATTGAAATTCCTAACTTATCTGCCGGCACTAAATGACCTGAGCATATGATTGAAATAGAAGAGCCGTAATTTTGTAGACCTTCTGAGTATGAATATTCTGGTATCTTTCCTACAAAGTACTGGTTCTCTTTTACTCCATCTACTTCGTAGTAATTTTCATAGTAAAAAATGTAATCCCCAACCTCGGGTACTAATTCAAGATCTACTAAGTCTTGACGGAAGAATGCAAACTCTAAGGTACGGTTAACATCAGGACCCCATTCGTCAGAAGACCATGTCTGCTCTCCTCTGGTTATCAAACAGTTTAGTAATGCAGGTTCTGAAAGGTATTTGCTAGTAGATTCTCCATACATATTGGTAGTTGAGCTTTCTAAAGAAACTCTGTAGTACCCTATCTGCTGGGTTATAATATCCGGCAGTAACTCGCGGTTTACGGAGTTAAACAGTAAAATATCTCTAGACCTTCCAAATAATGCCAAGATTAAATCTCCTCTACTTTATGTAATTGCTTTACGCTGTATTTAAATTTTTTAAGATCTGGTATCCCGCTTAGGGCATTTTTCTTAATTAATTCAAAAGTTTCCATCCCCGGTTTGGTGGTAACTGCTTTAATTTCTAAAAGGCCTCTAGGTTCTAGATCTTCCTTGTCAGTTTTATTGTTCACAACAGTAACATATTGAACTCCTCTGATAAGTTGTGCAATATCTGTGATATTGGTATTGTCAGAAAATTCTACATATACCAGAGTCTGGTACATAGAGAATGTTACTTCATTTAAAAGTGATTCTAGTTTAATCATTTTATCCTATAAATATTGGTAGCGGGACCATGTTTAATTCTTTCTGTTTATAATCTGCCTCGGCTGCTCTTCTTTCTAGAAGTTTCTCTCTTGAAGTTTCTTCTAGATATGATCTTAGTCTTTCTATCAAGGCAACTTTTTCTGCCGTTCCGGCTGCAATTAAATCAGCATGGTTTAGAGTAACCTCTGCTCCTGGGATTGGAACAGTGCCGTATTTTCCTCTAACATACCCAAGCATTTCTTTTGCTAATGCTAAAGTATATTCATAAACCCACTGCCTACCTACTGAGTTTATTTGTGTGTAGTTTGGATTGGTATAAGGTACGTTTGATACGTTAGAAACTACTCCTGTCGGTCCGGGAGCTGCAACGCTATTCCTTTCCGAGTTTTTAATATATTCAAAGAAAATTTTACCTCTATCTACAACAGGTATTGGGAAAATCCTTAAACTATTATTTACTAATTCAAAAGAGTACTGCGACTTTCTAATTTGATCGTTAAACTCAATTGCTTGAATCTTTTGAAGATCGTAGTTGATAGGCATCAACAAGAAGTTAATAGCCGGTGAATAATTGCCCCAACCGAAAGTATCTAGTAGGTTCATCATCCCGGTACCTGTTCCTGCATAAGGATCAAAGTAACGAACAATGGCCGGTGGTGCTTCGTAAAATACCCTCTTAACCTCAATAGTATCTCCCGGTGCTAAAGAAGCTGAAGCATTAGCCCAGGCTTTTAAATCGTAATTTTGACGATTGGCAATAGTCTCAATAGATCCGGTATAGTAGGTTACTGTTCCTCCTACTCCGGCTTCTTCTCCGTACTGCTGGGAGAGTCTTACCATCCCTGCAAAGTTAGGCTGTATGACGGTATTGTTTAAGGCCGATCCTGTGGAAGATCCTTCCATGGAAAGATAATCCTGCCTTACTTTGTAAGCATAAACTTCATTTCCGTAGGTTGTGACTGCTTGTTCAAAAGCAGTGTAAAAATTAACAGGTTGTAATTCAACATCTGTTAACGGATACCCTAACCTGTTTGCACAATAGGTTGCTACTTTATCAGCATCTATTTGAAACTGATAGTCATAATCATAAAACCCAAATGGAGTATCTCCGGGAAAAAATGTAGAGGTGCCTGTCCAAATTACAGCATTTGCCATATACTAATAAATAGGCTTAGAACTGCCTATTAGTAATATAGGATATGGTATGTAAAGACTGTGTTTGGATTTTGACTTACAAAAGTAATCGTAGGAGCGGCAACCGGTGTTTGTACACTGATTGAACCAGCAGTAGCACCTGCTGATGTTGCTGTTACAAAGAAATCCTGTCCGTAGGTTTTTCCTGCAAGTTCGTTTATAGTTACAATAGCTGTACTTCCGGCAGTTGTTTGATCTCCTCCGGCTATAAACTTAAAACCTACTGTTGGAACAGCAGGTGATCCTGAAGGATAAGCAGCTCCGGTTACTACTGCTGTTGATGCAACATAAGAGGCTGTCTGTGCAGTCTCTGCATCTGATGCCCAGGAAGCAGTACCTGTTAGATTTCCAGTAAACCCATTATAAGATGAAACTGAACCGGTTAATATTAAAGATCCTGATATTTTAATATCATATGCTGAAAGGCCGGTGAAAGCATCTACTGATTGAGTAACATGCCCGGCTTGTATAGTCTGGGAGGTTGTTATACCGGTTTTGGATAATGTATTTGCCATTTATGTATAAATATTTTAAGTAAACCTAGTTCTAGTAGCATTGTAGTTATTTTGAACTTCTGTAGAACTTAAGGCTCGGCTATATATTTTTAGATTATAAAAAGATCCTGATAATGGGCTCCCTAGGGATGCTGTGTTTGATCCTATAAACAAAGAAGAGGTAGATGTTAAACTGCCGCTAGAAGATCCTGTAGCCGCTCTGTCCAAGCCTCCGTTTATGTAAAGAGTTGAGGAACTTACAGATGGTTGGACTACCCATGTTACTTCGTAGATACTCCCGGTACTTATCTGCTGTGAGCTTGTAACAAGACAACTAGTTGTTGATGTTGCTCTATACTCTGTCCATAGTTTACCTGTTTGGCCAGATCCTGAAATATACATAAACCAGCTTGGAAAAGATCCTGAGTTTTTACTTATTAAGAAGTGTCTACCTTCAATTCTAGTAGGTTTTACTACTAAGTCAATAGAAAAAGCCCCGGTAGCGTAATTAGATACAATACCTGAGTTGATATAAGTATCGGAAGATGTTAACTGTAATTCTCCTTTACTTGAGGTTGTGTATCCTATTCCTCCGTTTAGTGTAGATTGCCTACGGGTAATTAAATCAAAAAGCACAGTACCTGCACCGCTGTATGAATTTAAATCTGCCACATCTACTAAAAAATCTAAATTATTTAATATGATTCTAGGTCCGTTTGTTGTTGCCATGGTTTTACTTATTATAAATATTAAATTAAATTTCTTTTATTCGGCTGCATCCACCTCAAGTAATATTCCGGTTTTGGTTATGTTAGGTCCTCCTGCTACTGGCATATGTTATAAATATTGGAGTGGGGTGGAATGGTTATACTGGATTACCGTCTGTTATATTCCAACCGTAACCTGTGATTACTAGTCCGTTGGTTGCTGATGGGTCATAAGGTACCCCTGTTATAGTTAATGTTGTAGCTGATCCTGTTGCAAATACTATTTGTACCCCGTTTATTCCTGGGTATGAACTGCCGGAGATGAAAATTTTATTTCCTGCCACTACATTATGATTTGCCGAACAAGTAATTGCTATTTGACCAGTATCATCATTTGAACCAATAATACTTGCTGTATTGTAGGTTCTTTCAAGCAATGCTTTACCTTCGACTGCAGATGATGAGTAGTTGATTGTGGAAAAATTGATTGTTCTATTAGGTTGTAGTTTATTGTTAATCCAACCGTCGTAAATAGTATGAAGATAGGAGTAGTCAGCTGATGATTTACCGCTCATAAAACTGCTAAAATCAGTAACTTTTCCTACATCCCATGATCCTATATTTTGGTTGAATGCTGTAGCACCATTAAACATATTTCTCATAGTAGTAACTGATGATACATTCCATAAATTTAAAGGTTGGTTAAATCCTGTATTAAATTGAAACATACCTGACATATTAGTAACTTTTGAAGTATTCCAGGTATTTATACTCTGGTTAAAAAGATTAGCTGCATAAAACATTTGAGACATATTAATATTACTAGCAGATAATGGCCAATTTCCAATTGGCTGATTAAATGCTGTAGCTGCTTCAAACATACTAGAGAAATTACTACATGAAATTGGTCTCCAATTGTTTATGTCTGATGAACCTGAGTTATTGAATACTCCATTACTGGTGAACATAAAGCTCATATTAGTAACTCTAGATACATCCCATGATCCCAAATTTTGATTAAATGAATTTGGTGCTCTAAACATACTTGATAAGGTGATATTACTAGCAGATAATGGCCAATTTCCAATTGGTTGATTGAAAGCCGGTGCATTGTAGAACATACTAGAGAAATTACTGCATGAGACTGGTCTCCAATTGTTTATGTCTGACGATCCTGAATTGTTGAATCCGCTATTATCTTGGAACATGGCAGCCATGCTAGTTACTCTAGAAACATCCCAAGATCCTATATTTTGATTAAATGCATCAGCATCGCGGAACATACTTCCCATATCAATACTGCTAGCAGACAAAGGCCAGTTTCCTACTGGCTGGTTAAATGCTCTAGCTGATTGGAACATACTAGCAAAACTACTACAAGAAATTGGTCTCCAATTGTTTATGTCAGGCGAGCCGCCATTATTGAATGATGTAGCATTAGAAAACATACCACCCATACCTGATGCTTTTTCAACATTCCATGCTCCTATGTTTTGATTAAACGGAGTACCCGCAAATGTACTAGTAAATAGGTATGTTGATGATGTTGTAAATCTCCAATTTCCGATTGGCTGGTTAAATGCAGATCCATTAAATGCTAAAGAAAATGCAGTTACTTTAGATACATCCCATCTGTCTAATGGAGAATTAAAACTAGATGCATTTCTAAAAGCTTGATTTAATCCACTTAATTGACTAGTATTCCAGTGATTAACGTATCCTTTAAATCTAGATGCATCTAAAAACACCCATTGTAAATCTGTGGGTGCAGCAGGAGCATCAGCTGCAGTACCTACTAAATTAAAACATCCGGCATATGCTGATAATCCCCCATTAATGGCATTACTACCCCATTGAGTGATGTCTATTATTTTTGCTCTATCACCTGTGGTATTGAATCTAAATCCTGAATGGTTACCGGTGACAGTTACTGTATAAATACCTGGAGTAGTATATGAATGTGTCACTGCTAGTTGAGTGGATTGTGAAATAAAAGATACTGTACCATCACCCCAAGAGGCTGTTACTAAAGGTGTTCCTACAAAAGGAAGTACAATACTTGAGGTATTTGAGATTGTACCTGTACCGGTTTTTGTAGTATCCCATACAGAAACAAATGCTGTCGGATCAGCTACTCTTTTATTTAAACCGGACTGTAAATTATCCACTAGTTCATAGTAGGTATAAACCTCATCATCGGTTAGGCCTGCACCCACTGAGGCATATGCAATATTGTTTTGTGAGGAAGAAAATAATGTATTATTTACATTGGCGGCATTCAAATATAGTTCTGAATCAATAGATGAGGATGCTCTTGCTGTTATGGTAGTCGGTACTCTATTTTTCCATAGCTTAAAATTATTAGAGCCTGTCCGCGAAACAGTAATTAATCCTATAGGACCCCCTGTTACTAGACTTCCTGTAAGTATATTATTAGCAGAACTTGATATTTCGGTAGGTGAAATAAAAATAGCAGATCCGGATTCTATTCCAGTAGAACCGGTAACCGCCCCAATTGCAAATCCACCAGATACTGGTGTATCATAAGACAAATAAGATAAATGAATTGATTGAGAACTAATTAAAGGATGATAATAATCCCCTTTTACATTCGATAATATCCCGTAAGATGCGGTATTATTGTTCCTAGAACCTGACAATGAGGTAGACCAAGAACCAGAATAATTTACCTGTGTTGTATTTAAGGATACATCCTTTAGATTTAGTCTTGAGGCCGATGGATTTGTTCCAATGAATGGATAGATGGCAACCATCTTGTCCCACAAGGAGGCACTCTTTAAACCTTGTACAAAGGTATTTAAAGCATTTAAAGTTACTGTATCGGTAATACCGGCTGCCTGACTATAAACATAAACTGAGGAATCCACAGTGTATGGTTTGGGTGCCTCTGATAATCCGTAACGGCGGGCCTGTATTAAATAATTTGAATAAATTTCATCATCAGATAATGGTCTGGTGTATACCATTAATTGTCCTAAAGAACCTGATAGGGAACCAGTCCAACTGGTTAAATAATTTCCCCCTATTTTAAAATCGGTAAAAGTGGAGGAGGAAGGTACTGTTGGGAATATTCCCGAGGCAGAAATTGGTAACCCGTTTACAAAACAGTCTACCGATGCGGTAGAGAATCTTAAAGCAACGTGATCAAATCCTGTGTTAGGGAAATTTCTACCAACATTGCCTGCCGGTACCCCGTATCCAATGGAGGAGGTAGTACCAACTACCGCAATTTGACCGTCTTGGGTAAACAAGACAGCATTATTTTTTATCTCCCCAGAAAACATAATTGTTAGGTTTCCGGTGTTTGGATTGAATCCGGGAAAGTTTTGGAAGGATCTTAATACACTACCTGTGGCAAATTGAACTTGTCCATTTACTAGGTTGGGAACAGATCCGGTAAATTGGGATGCTGTTGGAAAGTATAATATAGGATTAACAGTACTACTACCGGAGGTGTAGTTGTTGTTAAAATCTATAATGTAGGCTAGTCCGTTGGTTGATGGTGTATTTTGTCCTCCTATTACTGACATTGTTTGTTTGGTTTGTTATAAATATTTTTTATTAATAGATCTGATAGTAGTTGTTAATATCATTTTCTATAAAATTTCTATCTAAAGATTTATCCGAGTTAAAATATATTATTTCTACCTAAGTTGTATTGTAGTTGTAATACTAATGTAGAATATCTGGTGATCTCACTATTACTCAACCCAGTCCCAACAGATGCAAAACTAATTCCCAACGGTGAATTTCCTAATGCTATTCCATTATTATTTATTGCACCCAAATAAATTCCTGTTGATAAAGCACCGGAGGCCGGTACGGCAAACGAGGAGGTAACCCCGTTACGGGCAATAGTTAAACTATTGGAACCTGTTCTAGAGACGGTAATTAGTCCTAAGGGACCAGAGGTTGAAATTCCGGAGGTTAGTTTGTTGTTGATAGCACCTGAAATAGCGGTGGGTGTGGCTTGGATGGTGAAGGATGAGGTTGTGAATGAGGATGTTTGAGGGTAGATGTTGTAGTAGTTGTTTATGTTGTATTCTATTGGGCCTCTGTTTAAAGATTGGTCGGATGGATAAAAAATAAGTTCTTGTAAATCGTATAAATTAAAATCAGTTGCTGAATAGCCTAATCGATTTATTTGTCTGTTAATATTACCCCAATACAAGGAAATTAAACTTTGATTATCTACTTCTGCTGCTAATAATTGTCTATCAGTTATGGATGTTTTGTCAACATTGTTAATAAAGGCATAATTTGGATTTACGGTGTTTGCAGAAAATGACTGTAATGCATCTTCTGCATAAAAATAACCTAGACTAGGTGAGGTAGAGGTCCATAATACACCTCTTGCCTTTCCGGCTGCTGTATTTACTACAGTAGTACCTCTTGCAACAGCAAATGTTGAAATATTAGTGTGAGTAGATGGATTTTGAACTGTATAAGCCTGTCCTCCTATAGCTACTGGTTTAGAATTTAAAGTTAGTATACTCCCACTTTCTACAATTATTTGCTGTGACCCAGTTGCAGTTCGAGTAGCATGTCTATTATTTCCAGACTGGTCATACCACCGGGCAACAAATCCAGAACCTGTTCCATCAGATCCTGTCACAAAAGCAAGTAAGGATCCTGTATCTAAGTTACCGAAAGCATCAAATCCGAAAGACCCTGTTGTGTTGTCCGAATCTCTTCTAACATCCATTAATGCACCAGTATAAGCCGTTCTTACCTTTCTTACCGAATAGGCGGCAGCCGGGGTACCATAATCACCGGCTAGGGTGGTAATGGCTAGATCCTCGGTCATACCTGTTCCCATTAGGTAGGAATTGGATACTGGGGTATCGTAGGAAAGGATTGAGATATGGGCCGATTGTGTATTAAAAAATGGATAATACTGGGATGGTGTTATTCCACCTACTGTAATATTGGTTCCTGATCCTGATGAGGTTGAACCTGAGGTAGATCCATTCCATGATCCTGTAAATGATAATGGGTATGTTACTAAGGATGGTTCCTTAAGATTCCAACGGTGTGATCCGGTTAGGTTTGTCC